AAAGTTGTTATATTATTAATTAATTATTAACCATTAAAAAAAGAAAAGAAAAAATGGCAATTGACTTAAACGCGATTAAGGCTAAACTTAATCAATTACAAACGACCGGCACTCGCCGAAACAATTTATGGAGACCTGAACCAGGTAAACAAATTGTAAGAATTGTGCCTTATCAGCACGACAGAAGTAATCCTTTCAGAGAACTTTATTTTCATTATGATTTAGGTAAGAAAAATTATCTATCTCCAATTACAAACGGAAAAGCAGATCCAGTTGTTGAGTTTTGTGAAAAACTTAAAGCATCAGGTAATTCCGATGAATGGAAGTTAGGTAAGAAGATGGAACCTAAAATGAGAACATATGTTCCTATCCTTGTAAGAGGTGCAGAATCAGAAGGTGTTAAATTTTGGGGTTTTGGTAAACAAGTATATACTGAATTATTAGGTATTATTTCAGATCCAGATTATGGTGATATTTCAGACCCAATGGGAGGTAGAGATATCTTAGTTGAATTTACTCCAGCAGAAGCAGGAGCATTTCCAAAAACTACTATTAGAGTAAAGCCAAATGTTACTCCAATGACAGAGGATAAAAATGTTGCTGAACAAGCAGCAAATAATCAATCTAACTTAGATGATATTTTTAAAGAGCCATCATATGATGATCTTAAAGGAGCATTAGAAGAATGGTTGAATCCTGATAGTGATACTGGTACATCAACAGATGCAAGACCTGCAGCAACAGAAGCACCAAAGAAAGAAGCGGCACCAGCCGGCGTCAATAAAGTAGATGATGTATCTGCAGCATTTGACGAGTTATTTAACGAATAAAAAAAAGTTACATTTATGGCAAAATCAAAAACAAAGAGTGAACTAGCGGACTCCTTAGCAGTTGAATTAGCAGATAGTCTTAATAAGAAGTTCAAGAATACAGGATACCAGACGGCATTCTTCTTGGATGGAGATACTACGGCTCCAAGTGAAGTCAAAGGTTGGGTTGAAAGTGGTTCATCTATGCTTGATCTTGCAATTTCAAATCGTAAGGAAGGTGGCTTTCCTGTCGGTAGAATTACTGAAATTACAGGTTTAGAGGCATCAGGAAAATCATTATTAGCAGCACATGCACTTGCAAGTTGTCAACAACAAGGAGGGCTAGCTGTTTATATAGATACCGAAAATGCAATAAGTAGAGAGTTTTTAGAGGCAATTGGACTTGATCTGAATAAGATGTTATATGTTCCACTCGAAACAATTGAAGACATTTTCGAAGCTATCGAAAGTATAGTTGTAAAGATTCGTGAATCAAATAAAGATAGATTGGTAACAATCGTAGTAGATTCTGTAATGGGAGCTTCTACAAAAATTGAAATGGCTAAAGAATTTGATAAGGATGGTTATGCGACAAGTAAAGCCATTATATTATCAAAAGGTATGCGAAAGCTTACCAATATGATTGGCCGTAACAAAATTTGTTTAATATTCACAAATCAATTACGAACTAGACTAGGAGTAGCATTTGGAGACCCTTATACTACATCAGGTGGTAAAGCAATTCCATTTCACGCTTCGGTAAGGTTACGACTCAAATCAGTTGGTCAAATCAAAGTTAAAAAGGACGGTGTCGATCAGGCTATCGGAATTAAAACTAGATGCCAAGTGGTTAAAAACAGAATGGGTCCACCATTGAAAACTATTGATTATGATATCTATTTTGAATCAGGAATTGATAACTACGGTGGTTGGCTTAATGTTATGAAGCAATTTAAGTTAGTAGGAACAGCAGGTGCATGGTATACATTTACTAGAGAAGATGGTACAGATGTTAAATTCTTATCAAAAGATTTTGAAAAGAAGTTAGATGAGATCGACGGATTGAAAGATGAAATCTATGCACAAATATGTGAAGCCTATATTCTTAAATATAAACCGGGCGAGGACATTGGAATTGATGATGTTCAAATAGATGAAGAATTTGTTAGCGAAGAGGGCTAATGAAAGGACGTTTTTTTGACATACTACAAGAAGTAGAAAGGGAAAGAGAGCAAGGTAAAGGATCAAGTAAGGACAGCCATCTTTTAGTGATCGACGGTCTGAATACATTCATTAGAGTGTTTTCAGCCGTGCCGGCTCTTAATGACGACGGACAACATATAGGCGGCGTAACAGGTTTTTTAAGATCTGTTGCCGCCGTTATCCGTAAGATAAAGCCAACAAGATGTGTAATTGTATTTGATGGTAAGGGTGGATCTAAACGAAGAAAAGAACTATTTCCGGAATACAAAGCAAATCGGGCTAATAAGACAGCATTTAATAGGTATCAAGAATTTGCTTCATTAGAAGATGAATCTGCTTCGATGAAAAAACAATTTGGTCGAATGGTACAATATCTAAATTGCTTACCTGTTACTACATTATCTATTGACAATGTAGAAGCAGATGATATAATGGCATATATTGCAAATGAAGTATATACTAAAGATGAAAATAGAGTTACAATTTGTTCAACAGATAGAGACTTCCTTCAGTTAGTAAATAATAGAATTTCAGTATGGAGCCCCATAAAAAAGAAGATGTACACTCCAAGTGTGATGCAAGAAGAATTTGGGTTTAGCTCAAAGAACTACTTGGTGTATCGTTCTTTTATCGGTGATAAGTCCGATAATATACCAGGACTTAAAGGAGTAGGACCTAAGAGCCTAATTAAACATTTTCCTATGTTTACTGACAATAGAGAAGTGACAATACAAGAACTAGTTGAACATGCGACAAATGTAGAAAAGAAATATAAAGTGCATGAACTAGTTTCAAAGAATGAAGAATTATTAGACCTTAATTATAGACTTATGCAGTTAAAGGAAGTTGATATACATGGAGGTGCTAAAATGATAACATTAGATAAGATGCAAGGTGATATAGACAAACTTAATACTTACGAGTTTAAGAAAATGTTTATGGCCGATAAAATGTATACAGTTATCAAAGATTTAGATTCTTGGTTAAATTCATCATTCAATTCACTGAATGCATTTGCTTCGTTGGGTAAAGATTAGGTTATTTGAAAATAAATTATTATAATTAATGCATGACAGATAGATTAAGTAGTTACGGATACGCATTTCAGATTAAAGTTATAACAAGTTTGTTAGTAGATAAATCATTTCTACAACAAATTTCAGATATCCTTAGTCCGAAGTACTTTGAATCAGATGCAAATGAATGGATTGTATCTACAATATTAGAATACCAGAAAGAATATAATGCCTCGCCTACATTAGAAGTAATGAAAGTGAAACTAGAAAAGGTTGAGCATGATGTATTGAAAGACCAAGTTGTTGCACATCTTAAAGATGCTTGGAAATATACAGACTCTACGGATTTAGAATATATAAAGGACCAGGCAATGGACTTTTGTAAGAATCAAGAAATTAAAAAAGCAATTCTAGGATCAGTTGAATTGCTAAAACATGGTCAATATGATGAGATAAAGGCAACAGTTGATAATGCACTTAAGGCCGGCGCAGATAAAAATATTGGTCATGATTACATGATTGATATAGATGAACGATATACTGAGGCTGTTCGGTTTGTGCAAGAAACTCCATGGGAAGTTATTAATGAACTAACAGATGGTGGACTAGGTAAGGGTGAATTAGGAGTAATGGTAGCACCGGCAGGTATTGGTAAGTCATGGGCATTGATGAATGTAGGAGCTCATTTGATTAAGAAAGGAAAGACAGTTGTACATTATACATTAGAGCTTAATGAGGCTTATGTTGGTCTAAGATATGATTCAGTTATAACAGGTATTGCAAATCAAAATTTAAAACATTATCAAGAAGATATTAAAGAACAGTTATCTAAATTGAAAGGAGAACTGATCATTAAACATTATCCTACAAAATCAGTATCGGTAATGGGTATTAGAGCTCATGTTGAAAAATGTATTATGCAAGACAAAAAGCCAGATGTTATTATAGTTGATTATGCAGATTTGTTAAGAGGCCATGGCCAAGAAAAGAGACATGAACTTGAAGGTATATATGAAGACCTTCGTGGTATGGCAGGCGAATATGAAATACCAGTTTGGACAGCATCTCAAGCAAATAGATCGGCATTAGAAGAAGATGTTATTGATGCTAGTAAAGTTTCAGAGTCATATGGTAAAGTAATGGTTGCTGATTTTATATTATCATTATCTAGAAAGGTACAAGATAAGTTAGCAGGAACAGGTAGATGGCATGTTATTAAAAATAGGTTTGGTCCAGATGGTATTACATTACCAAGTAAGATGAATACTTCAAATGGACAATTTAATATTTATACAGATACGTCAGTAGGCGGAAGAGATACTCAAAAGCAGATGGATAATGGTAATGATATGGCTAGACAGATGTTAGCTAGAAAATATCAAGAAACACAATCTGAAGGCTTTGAGTAAAAAGTTAAGAAAAAGTTACGTAAATGAACCTTGCATATGCACTCAGTGTATATTTATATAGGAAATTAGTTGATTTACGTAGCCATTAGAGCTACATTTTTACATTAAAAATAAATAAAAGAAAAGGAAGACATGGACATCTCAACACAAATATTATCAGATATTACAGTATACATGAAGTATGCAAAATATATTCCAGAACTAGAAAGAAGAGAGACCTGGGAAGAGTTAGTTACAAGAAATAAGGCAATGCATCAAAAGACCTTTCCAACACTTAAGAAGGAAATTGATTCTGCATATAAATTTGTATATGGCAAAAAAGTATTGCCATCAATGAGAAGTATGCAATTCGCCGGCAAGCCAATTGATATAAGTCCGAATAGAATATATAATTGTGCATATCTTCCGATAGATGATTGGAGAGCTTTTTCAGAAACAATGTTTTTACTTTTAGGTGGAACAGGTGTAGGATATTCAGTACAGAAACATCATGTAGATGAGTTACCAGAAATAAGAAAACCTAATTATAATAGAACAAGAAGATTCTTAATTGCAGATTCAATTGAAGGTTGGGCAGATGCAGTTAAAGCTCTTATGAAAAATTATTTTCAAGGAGGTTCTCATCTAAAATTTGATTATTCTGATATTAGACCAAAAGGCGCTAGACTTGTAACATCCGGTGGTAAGGCACCAGGACCACAGCCATTAAAAGAATGTTTGGTTAAAGTTGAGGGACTATTGAAAGGAAAACAAGATGGAGAAAAATTATCTACATTAGAGACTCATGATATTGTGTGTCATATTGCAGATGCAGTATTAGCAGGCGGTATTAGAAGAGCCGCTCTAATCAGTTTATTTTCAGCACATGATGAAGAAATGATTTCATGTAAATCTGGTAATTGGTGGGAATTGAATCCTCAAAGAGGAAGAGCTAATAATTCTGCAGTATTAATGAGACATAAAATAACCAAAGAGTTTTTTATGGGGTTATGGAAAAGAGTTGAATTATCGGGTGCAGGAGAGCCTGGCATATACCTATCTAATGATAAAGATTGGGGAACTAATCCATGTTGTGAAATTGCATTAAGACCATTCCAATTTTGTAACTTATGTGAGGTTAATGTTTCAAATATTGAGTCACAAGAAGACTTTGAAGATAGAGTAAAGGCGGCAGCATTTATAGGAACATTACAAGCAGGATATACAGAATTTCATTATTTAAGACCAATTTGGCAGAGAACAACTGAAAAGGATGCATTAATTGGAGTTTCAATGACAGGTATAGGTTCTGGTACGGTATTAGGATATGATATGAAATCAGCAGCTAAGATAGTTAAAGAAGAAAATGTACGAGTAGCTGCAATATTAGGTATTAATAAATCTGCAAGAACAACAACAGTTAAGCCTGCAGGAACAACTTCATTAACATTAGGAACATCATCTGGTATTCATGCATGGCATAATGATTACTATGTTAGAAGAATTAGAGTTGGTAAAAATGAATCAATGTTCAAATACTTGTCTGAACACCATCCATCATTAATTGAAGATGAATACTTTAGACCACATGACACGGCTGTGATTAGTATACCACAAAAAGCACCTGAAGGAGCTATTATGAGAACAGAATCACCTTTCCAGTTATTAGAAAGAGTTAAAAAGGTAGCTACTGAATGGATCAAGCCAGGACATAGATCTGGAAACAATACTCATAATGTTTCTGCAACAATTTCGTTAAGAGATCATGAATGGGATGCTGCTGGTGAATGGATGTGGGACAACAAAGAATATTATAACGGTCTATCTGTGTTACCTTATGATGGCGGAACTTATACACAAGCTCCATTTGAAGATATCGATGAGGCTACATATGAAAAGATGATGGGAGCATTATCAAATGTAGATTTGTCAGAAATTATAGAAACGGATGATGAGACAGATTTGAAAGGTGAATTAGCATGTGCAGGAGGAAGTTGTGAAATCACATAATGATTGGATATATCAGCTTTGGGTAGAACATGTCAATCAATCATCCAAATTTTATTGGGAAAATGGTTACAA